GAGGTCATCAGCATGGCGCCGACCTCGTCCATCGCCGGCCGCAGATCGCGCGCCTGCGCCGACATGCCGGTGAAGGCGCGGCGCACGCTCTCGTCGAACACGGTGACCGTCATCCGGATCATGGGTCAGAAGCCCCGGAGGCTATGGCGGTCGAACTGGCGCGGCGCGCCCTCGACCACGATCGTTTCGCCGTTCTCGGGCGTCTCGACCGCGTTGGCTTCCAGCGTCATTTTGCCGGCCTGGACCAGGACGAGCGACGAGATCGCGGCCTTATAGAGGGTCGTCACGGCGTCGCTGGCCTGGTCCTTCCAGAGCAGGAAGCGGGCGATGTTGCAGCACCAGAGGGTGACGACCGGCGGCACGGTCTGGAGCGGCAGGAGATAGCGACCGGCCAGGAAGCTATCGATCGTCATGGTGGCGTCATCGAGCGCCGTGCCGGTCACGGTGGGGTCCGGCGATCCCGTGCCGGTCCGATCGGTCAGCGCCGTCAACTCGGACGCGCCGTAACGGTCGATCAGATCCTGGAGGACCGCGTAAGCCACCATTCAACTCCTGTTCAAGGTCTGGGGCGCCACGGGCCGGAAGGCGAATTCCTCCCGGCCCCGGCGGTACTGGCTGCGGGTTATTTCTTCGCCTTCGGCTCGGGCTCCAGCTCGACCTCGACCACAACCAGGTTGGGTTCGCCCTTGAGGGCTTCGATCTGCTGTTCGGTGAACTTGGAGATCGGATGGTCGACGGCCGAGCTGGAGTGGGCGATGCCGGCACGACGGAAGCCGGCGAGCTTGGCGGTGATGCGCAGATGCGTTGCGGGCATGGTGCGGGTTCCCCTTACGCGAGCCGGGGAGCGACGAGCAGCTTCGCCGTGTCTTTCCAGACGTTGCTCGTCTGGTTGATCACGTCGGCCTTGACGATCGTGTTGCCGGCACCTTCCAGCGACGGCGGCACCATCAGCGTGTCCGGCATGATCGCCATGCTGTCGCCGTTGTCGCGGCGGACCGACATCATGGCGGCGCGCGCCGCGCCATAGTTGTCGCTGTTCAGCGGCAGCTCGGAGCGATAGGCGAACTGCCAGAGGCCGACGCCGACGTTCGACCGGCCATCGACGCCATAGACGAACTCGTTCCGGTCGAACACGGCCGGATCATCGGGCCGGGTGCGCGGAATGAACTGGTACGGCTTGCGGAGCTGGTAGATGAACGGCTTCACGACCTGGGTCGTGCAGAGCAAATACCAGGGCGTGCCGCCCTCGGCGGGCGCATAGTTGGCAACCGAGGTCGGGTTGCCGTTCTCGTCGAAGCCCGGATGATCCGTGTCGAAGAAGTTCTGACCGTCGTAGCAAAGGACGGCATTCGACTGCTTGATCAGGTTGTAGATCAGGATGTCCGGATGGACCTTGCTGTCGACGCCGAGCTGGGAAATGACCGGCGAATAGATCCCATAGGTGTCGTCTTCGAACTTGTCGCGCGGGATCGCGACCGTGTCTTCCCAGTGCTTGTTCTTGATCGAGAAGCCATGGGTCGAGAGCCCCTGGAGCGCGCGCGGACCGATCCACTCTCGGAACTTCGTGGTCTGGCCGAGCCACGGATACATTTCGGTTTCCGTGGTCGAGGGCGTCTGGGTCGCGATGCTGGTCCAAGAAACCGGCGTCGCCTGGACAGCCTCGTTGAAGAGGGTCTTGAAGCCGATGAACGCGGCTTCAAGGTTGGTCTGGTTGATGATCATGGTGCGCCAGGCTCCGTTAGAGGATTTCGACCCACACGCCATCCGCGTCGACCATGAAAACTCGGCCGGCAACGCTGCGCGTATTGGTCCCGTTGGTGAGGCCCACGGTCTGGTCGTCGATGACGTAGACCGTCTGGGTGATGTTGGCGGCGGTGATGGCGTCGGTGCCGGCCCCGCTGGCGAAGTTGAAGATGCCGCGCCGGATCTTGACGGTCAGGGCACCATCCGCGCCCTGAGTGTTATCGACCTGGTATTCGGCACGGCCGAGCGCGCCGACGCCCACGGCAACCAGGCCAGGCTCGGCCATGCCATTCGCGTTGGCGACCACGAGCGAGCCGGCGAAGATCTTCTTTCCGGCGGCGACGCCGAGGGTGCGGAAGTCGCCGCCGTCATGGGCGAGCGTGTAGCGATCGGCGGTGAGCGCGGCCATTTAGCGGGTCTCCTGGTTCTTCTTGAAGGCTTCGGGGCTGATGCCGAGCGCGGAGCAGACCGCCAGGCCGGCGGCATCCACGGCTTCGGCGCTGGCGTCCGGCAGCGTGCCGAGCGTGAGGCCGCCGGGCTTGACCACGACGGGCGCATTCGCCACCCAACCATCGAAGCCGGTCGGGTCTTTCGCGGCGTAGGAAATCGCCCATTCCTTCAGGGCGGGCGTCACCTTGCCGGCCTGCATCGCGCTATTGACGGCGATATCGGCCTTGCCCTGGGCGGCAGCGCCGGTCAGAGACGCGACCTGGGTCTGGAGCTCGGTGAAGGCGGCCATCGGGACATACTTCGACGGGTCCGGCGTGCCGGTAGCGAGCTTGGTGCGAGCGGCGGCGGCGATGTCGATCACGCTGGCGTTGGCCGCCAGCCCGAGATCGGTGGCGAGCGGGGTCAGCGCCGAGGCGGTCTCGGTCGCGCTGCTCTTACAGGCTGCGATGATCGCGTCCTGGTCGGCGTCGTTCGATAGGCCGAGCGCGGCGCGCAGGGCGGCGAGGAATTTATCCATCGGGTCTCCGGTTTGGCTGGCAATCGCCGGTAGCTCGGCGATGTTCGGGTTATTGACGAGGGCGACCGAGACGATCCGCTGGATCTCCCCAGTCTTCTTGTCGTGCAGGAAAGTCGGGCTGACGAACCGGTAAGCTTTGGTGCTGACGGCATGCGCGCCGGTATCGGTCCAATCGACGTGCGCCCAGATCGCGCCGTCGCGGACTTCGAAGCGGTCGATCCAGCCTGCGGCCGGCGACACGCCGCCGTTGATGACGGCGAACACGGTCTGATGGTTGTAGTCGACCGGAACGGGACGGCCGGCGTGGGTCGAGGCTGCGACGACGGCCTGGGCATCGGTGAGGGTGTACGGGCCGCGCCCATCGACACCCTTGAACGTGCCGGCCGGCATCACCTCGATCCAATCGGGCGCAACGGCGGCGTCGGTCTGGTCGGCCGTGGTGCCGCTCGGCAGAACACCCGCCGAGGCGGCGACCACGAGGCCGCTGGAAGACAATGCGTCGATGAGTGCCGATTGCGGCAAGGCCCGAACCCCAAAACTGACTGCGGAATGGAGGTCAGTTTGACGGGGGCCGGGGATCTAAATCAGGTCGGGAGACCCATACCCCAAGCGCCAGGGTGTCATCGGCGGGGATCGGTGGGGATCAGACATCGCCGCTAGGGCACCTGGGGGCGTTGAATTCCACGTTTAATAAATTCTAGGTGGCTTTGCCTAGCCCAGGGGCGACCTTCGCATTAGGCGGCGCGAATTTCGGCCGGTCTTATTCACCGGCCTCTTGTTCCAATAAAGCGCTAATCCGTTCGATGGCCCCCTCGGTTCCGTCACGGAGCACCGGAAACCATACCTGGACACTCTTTGCTAAAATCGTCAGGAGTTCACTCTTCTCTGAGAACTCCTTCAAGAAGGCCACCACTTCGGTCGTATCGGGGAGATTGTGGTACCTCCCAAGAATATCCTTCCGATGCATTTCGAAAACCGGAAGGTAGGCCAGCAGCTCGATCAGGGGATCGGACACCTTGGGATCGAGCAAATAGAGCTGATCTACACGAGCCTGTAGGCTCTCATGCACCGAAGGTATTTCGTTGTTCGCGATGACGTAAAAGCATCCAGTGATCGGCAGCGGGTGGGCCATCTCGGCGATAGCCTTCTGAATTCGAGCGACACGCGCAATCGTTTGCTCACACAGTCCTTCCACAGCTGGGCCTATGATCAGGGCCAAGGCCTTTGATCGAACATGGCGCTGCTGCGCGTCACGGCGCTCCGAGTTGGCATGGAGGCGAAACGGGACATAGAGCGCCACGGCAATAGCGACGATCGATCCAATTGCCTGCACCCAAGCCGGTGCGCTCTGTCCCCAGTCGAACAGGGGCACAAGGAAGTCCGGGTGGAAAGAGCCTGCGAAGGCTACGAACACGAGCCAGCTCATGGCGAGGATGGCAAGAACGTACGTCTTTTCCGAGTTCATCGCGCCCTCAATCCTGTTGAATGTCCGTGGTTCAGCACCCATTATCATTGGCCTGCAGCCGCCGCGACAACCGGGAAACCGCCGGTCCGGTTTGGTGGGTCGAAAGATCGACTGTTACGGGGAAAGTGGCGTACCCCCCGGCGACTGCGGCCTTAATCACTGACGACGATTTGATACCGCGCGGCTCCATCTTGGAGCTTCGCGGCGAGATCGCCTGGGTCGACCAGGCCGCCGGTCCTGACCGAGTTGGTCACGACGCGCTGCCGGTCCAGCTTCGTCGAGAAGTCCACCCGCACGATCACCTTGCCCAGCTCGCCCTCGGCCGGTGCAAACACATAGACCAGCGCCGGGTCGGCCGCGTCGAACAGGATCTGTTGCGGCTCGCCCAGGATGTCCGGCAGACGCTGAAGATCGGCGACCGACAGCGCGGCACCGCGCGAAACCTTGGCATCCCGTAGCATGTGCATGACGGTGCGATCGTCGATCGTGACGGCGCCGCTCATGGGCTCGATGTCAGCATCGGCCAGGAAGTCCAGCACGGGATCGGTGAGCGCGCCGATGACACGCTGCTCGCCGATCGGCTTGAAGGTGCCGGCCGACATCGCGTCGGCGACCTGGTCGACCCATCCGCCGAAGTCCTGGGTCAGCAGCGGCTGGAGAAAGTCGATGCTCGATGCCTGCTCGGCCGCCGTGAAGCGCGGCGGGGCATCGACCCATTTGACCGCCGCGACCCGCGCCGCATGGGTATCGAGTGCTACCTCGCCGGGATTATAGGCGAAGCCAGGGTCGATGCCCGGCGGAACCTCGGACACTTCGCCCGTGCGCGGATTGACATAGCGCACGCTGGGCGCCGAATCAGGCGGCGGCGCATCGTTGACCTTGAAGTCATAGCGCGCCAGGTCGTGATCCGAAAGCGTCTGGACCGTGCATCGGCAATACCAGCCGCAGGGCGGATAATGGGTCTGCCACCAAGGGCTATCGATCGGCAGGATCGTCCCGTGCCAGGCGCGATGCGCCGGCCTGGTCTTGCTGTCGAGAATGGCCGTATAGCGCAGATAGGGCCTGGCCTCGGCATTGCGCTGGAGCTGCTGCCAGCGGGCCGCCGCATGGGCCATACGGATATTCATGTCGAAGATCGTCCGCAGGCGCCGCGTCGAGCCGAGCAGTGCCGACACCGGCTCGCCGGTCGCGGGGTCTTCTACCGTCTGGCGCCCCCACCAGCCCTTGGCCTGGAGGATCGGCGTGAGCTGGTCGCGGAAGGTGTCGAAGTCGGTCCCGTTCTCAAGCGCGTCAAGCACGGCCTGGTGAATGTCCTTCAGGATATCGAAGCCGGTCGACTTGGCGACGGTGAAGGCCGTCGCGTGGTCGCCCTGCCATTTGTCCTGCCAGGCGAACGTCGGGTCGAGATGCAGTCCCTTCGATCGGAAATAGGTGATGGCCTCTTCCGGCGGGAGCGCCTTGAGATCAATTACCGCCAAGGTCGCTCTCGGTCTCGCCGGCCAAGGTGCCCGCGAACAGCGAGCGCGCCAGGGCCTCGGTCAGCGCCTTGTTGTTCTGCTTGGGGATGACGCCGGGGAGCTGGGCCAGAAACTCGTCGAAGCTCCGGCATTGGGCCGCCAGGTCGAGGATGGGCTGGACCATGGGCACCGTGAGCTTGCGCCAATCGGCAAGCTGCTCGGCGACCAGGTCGTCTATCGCGTCGTTCTGGACGGTCGAGCCGCCGATCGTCGCGTCGATCGCGCCGGCCGCGCCGGCCGCGCTCGCCGCTAGGCTGGAATCGCTGCCGCCGGGAGACGGCGGCGCGGCGGTGTTCGCCGTTGCCGGGGTCAGCACCTTGTCGCCCGGTGAGGGTTCGTCGAAGCCAAGCTTGCGGCGCACGTCGGTCTGACTGACCTGCAAGCCGCGATCGACCATGACGGCCAGCGCCTGGGCGAGCGGGAGCGCCTGGGCCTCCTCCTCGATCACGATCCGCAGAATGGGATAGCCGTTGGGACGCGGCCCCATATTCAGATCGATGATCGGCTTGACCAGGTCGCGGTTCAGCGTGACTTCAAGCTGTTTGGCGTCGGACTTTTGAATGTCGTCCTGGCCCTGCTGATGGACCTTGCCGACAGCATGACCGCCGGCAATGGCGTCGGTCGTGCCAGTCTGGCCCAAGACCGCCTTCGAAACCTGTTGGTCGAGATAGTTGGCGAGCTTTTCGTACAGCTCAACGTTGCCCGTGATCTTCGATTCCAGAAACTCGACGGACATGCTGGCCGGGATCATCGCCGCGCAGTCCTGGGCGATGTTGCGGATCGCCGACAGCAGCGCGCGCTTATCGCCGTCGCTGGCGCCCGGCCCATACTTGCCGAGGCGGATCGGTTGGCCGTAGGTCTCGGCGAAGATGACCCATCCCTTCAGGTCGAGGTTCTTGAACAGGTACGACCAGGCCACGGCGCGGGCCAGGCCGCCCCGGATCGGCAGACCGGATTTCGCCTTCGCGATATGGGTGACGAACTGATAGGGCGCAAGCGGCAGATAGCCCCGGTTGTCCCACAGCTCCAACGTCTCGCCATCGTTCAAGCTGAAGCGAAACCATCGCGGGTCGCGATGCTTCAGCTTTTTCGGCATCCATTGCTTGCCGGACACGTCCCATAGGATCTCGGTGACGCTGTACCCTTTGCCGATCGCGTCGAGCAGATCCAGCATTTCGTCCTGTATCTCAAGCCGATTGAGGAACGTCCGGATCAGCTCGGCCGCAGCCTTGTCATCGGCCGAGTTGGAGGCCGGCTCGACGGTCATTTCAAGCTGGGCGACGCCGCGTTTCCGCTTGCCGAGGACGCCGAGGTAATGAAGGTCACGCTCCTCCATCAGCTCGGCCAGCTCCAGATAGGCCCGCGCGTCCGTCGCCTCGGCATCGCGCAGGATGCGCGCCAGGCGCTGGGGAGTGAGCCCATCGGCCGGGTGTTCCGAGACGATGTTGCGGACGGACGTGAGAGACGGCGCTGCCTGCTCGACCAGGAGCTGGGTGCGGTCGATCGGGAACCCATCGGGGCCGAGAAGAACAGAAACGGCCATCAAAAGGCTCCTGAGTTGAAGACGGCGCCGCGCGCCCGCCAATCATCCCGACTGTCGTCCTCGGGATGCGAATGGCCGTCGCCAGGTCGGGCAAATGCCGGGGTGTAGCTGTATTCCGAGACCTCCATGAGGCTCGCCAAATGGGCCATCATGTGGGCGATGGCGCTGTCACCATGGCGCCGTTCCTTGCCGCCCTTGCCGGCGTCCTCGCCCTTGCCGGTACGTTTTTGCTCGCGGGTGACGTGCGGGACGCCATGGACCAGCTTGATCGCCCGATGGTCCTGGTAGACATCGAGATCGCGCGGCAGCTCGGTCGTGCCGTCCTCGAAAGCGGCCTTAAACAGCGGGCCAACTTCGCGATACCAGCCTTCGTTAATCTTGACCTGGTTGATCCGCTCCAAGCCGTATTTGGTCGCGGTTTCCTGGGCCAGCGGCGCGCCGTTGCCGGTCGCGTCCATAGCGCCCGAGATGAACCGCGGCAGCCTGTCGAGCATGTACCAGAGGATCAGCCGCTGTTGCGCATAGGGCACCTGGCGCAGCTCGACCGTGAACAGCGGCCGGCGCACCATCGTCTGCTGGAGCTGGATCGGCCAGAGCACGGTCAAGTCGCCCGACATCGCGAAATCTTCGCCGAAGAAGCTCATCAGCCTCGGGTCGGCCGCCGCCAGCAGCGGCGCCATTTGGCGTTCGCAGAAGTCGCGCGCCTCGGCGTCGCGTAGATGGTCCGGCAGCTCAAGGAAGGACTTGGGGCACGACCAGCGCAGGATCGGGATGCCGTCGCGCTGCTGGCGCTCGATCAGGATCGAGGGAATGTAAGTCCCGGTGCCGGTCGACGGCACCACGAACAGTTCTTCCTCGGCCGCCTGCCCATAGAACGCGATGATGCTGGCGCGCCAGTAGGCCTCGGCCTCCGGCGACCAGGTCTTGCCCTGGACCAGGCAAATCCGCTGATAGAGCCCATCGACCAGCGCCTGGTCGAAATCCAGCGTGATCAGGGCATAGGGCTTGCGCCCCTTCTTGATCTCC